TTCATCTGCTGGGCCTTGAGCTCCAGCTCGGCTTTCAGGACTTGCTGGGCGCGGCCCAGCTCCGCCACCAGATCGGTCACCTTCGGCGGCGGCGGCCTGGTATCGACCTTCGGCCCCGCGGCCGGCGCGGCTGTGCGCGCATGCAGCTCGTCAAGTTTCTTCTTGCCTTCCGCCTCGATGGCCGCCAGCTCGGCAAAGAGTTTCTCTCGGAGCCCTGGCAGGAGAAATCCTCCGGCCAACCATTGCATGGTGAGCCCGAGTTCCTTCGCCAGCACGGTGAGCCGGATGAATTGCCCCTCGAGGAACGGCATCGGACCTCGGTTGAGCTCGCCGATGGTCGCGGCGAGCTCCGTGATGAATCCTTTCAGGGGAACGGCCACGAGCGCCCCGATCTCGCGGGTGAGGGATTTGATGGCAAAGGACAGATCGTCGAAGGCGTCATCCAGTTGAGCGAGGTTTTTCACTTCGAGATCGGAGAGGGCCGCGCCCAATTCCCGCGCTTTATTCTTGGCGTTCTCAATCGCCTCCGCGCCACCGTTCATGGCCGGGATCATATTGATCCCAAACCGCTCCCCAAACAGCTTGCCGGCAAGTTCGGCCTTAAGCGATCCATCCGCCAAGGAGGCGATGCGATCGGCCATGGCTCGGAAGGCCAGCTCGGGATCTTTCGCCATGCGCGCCGTTTCTTGGGCGGAGATCCCCAGGCGCTGGAAGACCAGGGTCCCTTCGCCCATGCCGGCATTCGCTTCATCAAGGATTTTGGCGAAATTCTTGAAGGCCTTCGTGAGGTCCTGATGGTCGAGCCCCACGCGGTTGAGGAGTAAATCCCATTCCTGGGTTTGCCCAATCGAGAATGCGGTCTTCTGTGTGAAGTGGTCGAGTTCTTCGCCATAGGCCGCCGTGGCCTTGGCCATGGAGACCAGGGAGAGCACGACTGCGGCACCCGCCGTCTTCCAATCGGTGGCGAACTTCCCCAGCGCCCCAGCGAAGCCGCCAAGGCCGCCCTGGACGTTGGCGAGCTCGCTCTTGAACTGGTCCGCGATGAGCCTGAGTGCGACCGCGATTTCCTGATTAGGCATTACGCATGCCCCACTGGACCCCCGACATCGGGATCGGAGCCCTCAATGGTGAGATCCGGACCATCCCCTTCCGGAAGCTCGATAAACGACATCCGGCCCCAGACATCCATGAGCACGATGAGCGCAGGTCCGGGGGCGCCGGATGGAGTAAAGATCGTAATGTGGGGCAGCTCGGGACTCGGTCGCCAGGACGCCAGGATTGTCCAGAGATTTCTATTGCTGCCCCCGTATGGGGGAGCATCCCCCGGCACAAGTGCGGCCGGTTGGATAAGCTTGCGAAGTTGCTGCATCTGCGAGGGCGTGGGCTGCCAGGCCAGGAGAATCTCAAAGAGAGCCGCAAGGCTTTCCTGGGGAGGCCGATCGACCGACCAGCCTGGAGAGGCGGCCGACGGCCGGAGTCGCTGGGGCGGCGGATCAGGAGGCCGCCAGGCAGCCAGGATCGTGCCCAGGTCAGGATTCGGGATCCCGAATGGCGGATTGTCCACCGAGATGATCCGGGAGGCACACAGCCGTTGAGGCGGCGGCGTCGGGAGCCATGCCGAGAGGATGTTCCAGAGATCCGGTCTGGGTAGCCCGAACGGAGGATTGTCTGCGCTGACCACCACCACGATCGGCGCATGGGGATAGATTTGCACGGGGAGGATCGACGGCTGCCAGGCCTGGATGATCGTGCTGAACTGAGCCAGCTCCTCCGAGAATGGAGGCTTGTCCACCGACCACCCTGGCTCGGACGCGGAGAAGAGCGGCCGTTGAGGCAGAGGATCTGGCGGCTGCCAGGCCCGAAGAATCGTCTGGAGCTGCGGCAGATCAGTCCAGCGAGGGGGCCCATCCACCGACCACCCAGGAATGGACGCCAAAGGCTGAGAACGAGGCGGCTGAGGATCTGGCGATCGCCACGCTGAGAGAATGGTAGTGAAATTCGGCCCCGGCAGACCGAAAGGAGGCACCAGATTGGAAATGCTGACCAGAAAGCTCGGGGCCATGCGCGGCGCGGGAGGCGCGGCCGGGAGCCAGCTTGCAAGGATGTTCCAGAGATCCGGACGGGGAATCCCGAAGGGAGGATTGTCCCCCGTAACCACCACCACGATCGGAGCGCGTGGATAGAACTGAACAGTCTGGGGCAGCGGCTGCCAGGCCAGGAGGATGGTGCTGAACTGGACCAGGTCCTCCGAGAACGGCGGCTGGTCCACGGACCAACCAGGCTCGGAGCCTGAAGGCTGAGATCGTGGAGGCTGAGGATCGGGCGGAATCCAGGCACGAAGGATCGTATCCAGATCCTGCAGGCGTCCCACGCGCCGGAAGGGAGGATCCGGGACGATGAGCAGGGATGCGGGGAGTTTCCGGCCTTCAAGGGGCTGTCGTCCTCCCACAAACGGTCGGGTGCAATCGGGCTCCCATGACCCCATGACCGCCTTAAACTGGTCCCGCCACTGTTGCAGGGTGTCGGGCAAGCCAAACGGCGGATTGGGGGGCGCAAGCGTAGCATCGGGCGTAAGCTTCTTCGGTGCCAGAGGCTGCGCCGCCCCAAAATACGGCTGAGGTGGCGGATAGTAAATCGCCACATTCCGCGACCGACTAGCCGATTTCGCGGAACACGAGCCCCGACGACCAGCTCGTCAGAGTCCCCGGAGCCACTGGGAAGTGCAGGCCAAAGCCATGCGCCGTGGCTTGGGCCGATTCAATGATCGTCTCCGCGGGGGTCGGCACCCAGAGCCACCCGTTCAGCACATTGAAGCTGTCGGGGATGATCACCGTCTTGGCCCCGGCCCCCTCCGCCGAGGCGTTGACCCCAGACGTCCCCGCCGCGCCCGCCGTGCCCCCGGTAATGAGCGAGACGGGGTCGCCGGACTTAATCTTCACTGGCGCCTGGCTGACCAGCGTGGGGAACGCGGTCAGCTGGGTATTCAGTTGGACGCGCTGTTGCGCGGAGGTCGCATTGGCCGCCTGTGAGGCATAGGCCCGCAACACCTCCAACGAGCAGACCGGGACCGCGGACATGGCCTGAAAGTAGGCCAAGGTCACGGCTTGGTTGGCGAGCGTTAACGCCGCTGACGGAATGATGTACTCTCTGGCCATAGCTGCTCCTCCTTGTTAGATGAACGACCGCCCACACCAGTGCTTCCAGCCGGAGCGCGTGAAGATCCGGATGCGCCCCTGCCGCCGCTCGATCCGACTTGCAAACTCATCGCAGACACGCTGCCCATCACGCAGCACCGTGAAGGCAAACTCTCCATTGGGCGCTTCAATCCGGGTCTCATACCGTTGCTGCAACGCACTCGTCGGCGCGGCCATCTGAAAGCCCAAGGTCCAGACGGCCCCGGTCTCATCCACGATCACCAGCGCCGGCGGGACCGACACGTAGGGCTCCGTGATATGCGTCTGCGGGCCCTGGAGCTTCATGAAGGGGAACATCTTCAGGTTGATCGACATAAATCCTTCCTATTGCGCGAGCACCGGCGCCGCCTGATACCAGGGTTGATAGGGGATGAAGCCGGATGGCACCGTGTTCTGCACCGTCAGGGCGACGCAATAAAACGTATGATTCGGGCTCGTTCCTATCTGGTAATTGCACAAATCTGTCGTCGCCAGCACCACACTATGAGTTGTATCCTCCTGCCACGCCGTCCCTGAAGACGGCAGCGAGACGGTCAACGCGGTATCTGCCGCGTTTTGACGGAGGGTAAAGCTTGGCGTCGTGCTGGCACATGCCACATACGCGGCTAAACACGATACAGTGACGGTTGAGGCAGTGAGTTCAGACTTGGATTGGACATTGGCTTCGCTGCCGGAGGCCACTTTCGCGCAGCGACCCGCAAGAGAAAAGCAGTCGTTCGTCGAGTTGCTCAACGCGCCGTTTGCAGCACCCATAATGAAATGGAATACATTATCATCACTCTGAATCTCGATGGCGATGAACTCACAGGTGAGGGCGACGGTGCCGCTCCCCGTCACGGTCTTAAGAGCGAACAGATCGGTGTCTTTGATCTGAATGGAGTTGCTGGTATCAGCGGCGGTGATCGCGCCACTGCTACCGGCAATGGTCACGCTCGGAGATGTCCCAGTGCCGGTCGCCCCGTTAGTATCGTATGTGATGCTGTTCGTGCTGGTGTTCGCGCTGACCCGTACTTCTATATTCTTGGCCGTGACGTGATCGACGCCTGCCGGAAGGCGACATTTCCATTCACCCTGCGCTTGTGTCGTCGTTTTGAGGGCTCGGTCTGCTGGATGCCGAAATGAGGTTTCGCTTGAGACGGAGTAGGAGAGCGCCCCGGTCGCCGCGAAGTGACAGGTCGTCGTGCCGGTCGCCGCCCACAGCCCGCCCACATCCGTCAGCGTCAGGTTGGCGTTCCCGCTGCCGCCGGCCTTGGTTTTCCAACTGACAGTTTGGCCCGCGCTCACGGCGTCGGTATGGGCCACGTCCTCGTATTGACCGTTCGTCGTGGTAAAGTCGATCACTAAAGACCCTTCCGACCCGGCGATATTGCTGCCGACGTGCATCCCCAAACCCCCGGTGCGGTTCCCAGCGGTCTTATTCGCTTGCAACGACAACAGCGTTCCGGCAGTTTGATAGCTGATCGCCGCGTTCGCTTCAGTGGCCACTACCACCAGCGCACAGGTCGCCGCTGGAACGTAATTCACCGCATCGGAAGTCCCGCAACTCACGCCCACCGCGTTCGTCGCAAGTTGGAGGGCTTCGCTCACTGGATCACCACCTTGCCAAGGCCCACCTTCGCGTCCACCAACACCTGGGAGGCCGCCTTCTCCAGCCCGGTCCCTTTGCGGGCCGGCAGCGCGGCGAGCAGCACCCCGTTCTCATCCACCGAGGTCATCACCTCCGTATGGGACAACCCCGGCACCTGCGCCTCCAAGACCGCATAGGCTTCGTTCTGGATGTCTGCCTCGTCGCTGATCCGGGCGCTGATCTGGTCATCCGTCAGACCCAGCTTGGCGTGACGTGAGCAGATCACATGCAGCTTGACCAGGACGGGATGCCCCTTGGCGTCCACCTCGTTATATTCCAGATTGCATGGAGGCTGGCTGCAGAGGTTGGAGCGGACGAACATTCAGCGATCCCTCTCTTTAATCCGCTGAAACGCCCCTTCAAACCGATCCACGATCGGCGGGCAGGCCTTGATGATGAGCTCGGAGTTGTCCTGTGTCTGCGCGTGCTTCGACCAATTCCAGGACCCCATCACCACCACCTCCCCATCGAGCACGCAGAACTTGTTATGCTCGAGCACGCCGGTCTTCTTGATAAAGACCTCCGCACCCGCCCTCTTAATCAGCCGGTGAAGGGAGGACGGCAGGGCGGCCTGCTTTTTGTCGAGCCCGATCTGCACTTCGACGCCGCGCTTGGCGGACGTGATCAGCCGAGAGGCCAGCTCCGGACTGGAAATTCCAAAGAGGGAACAGTGAATCGTCTGCCGTGCATGGGCAATTTCTTGTTCGAGCATGGGCCGAATCTGGTCGTAGGGGCTGAAGAGGGGCGTCAAGGTGCAGGCGAGGGCTGTCGAGGCTGACCCCACCAACCATGCGGAAATGACCAGTGTCTTCATCAGGCGACCTTGTCCAGGTTTTCGACCGGGAAGTCGATCTCGTACTTCAGCGGCTTGCCCCCCGAATAGGTCCCCTGGATCAGCGCCCGATGATATTCCAGGGCCTGCGTGGCATCGACGATCGTGTGGTCGGCATCCTGCAAGAGGACCGTCATGGCCTTCACCGCCGAGCCCCCGCTTACATAGGCCCCGGTGCCGGTGGAGCCGTTCAGCTCGAAGGTATCGGCGTCCAAGACCGTGATCCGCCAATCCCCATTCGCCCCCAGATTCCCCTTCACCCGTTCGACCGCGACCCGGTCCGCGCTGGCATAGCCATGCGCGGCCACCGTCACGACGATGGGGGCCGCGTTCGTCGCCCCGGTGACCGTTTTGATCGTGCCGACGGTCCCCCTTCCGGTGTTCAGGATGTTCGTCCCGTTGATGGAGTTGATGATCTCCTTGAGCGTGCTGTCGCGGTTGTAGAGGGTGAGGGTCAGGGCGGTGAAGGCGCCGGCGTCCACGAGCTGGTTCTTCTCATCCCGCAGGATGCCCGTGATGAGGACGAGGCCCTTTTTGGCCACGATCACCTCCAGGCCGTCCTCATTCTTGAGCAGGGTTCGGTTTTCCGCTTTTCCCATGGCTCCTCAGGCACGCGGGTCCTGTCGGCATGTTACCCAGACGTGCTCCCTACAGCCGCAGACGGGGTCGGTCCGCTCCGCCCGGGTCCCACATGCCGCCACCCGCTCCACGAGCATGGTCAATTCGGGCATGTCCTGCAGGCCTGCCAGAGCGCCTCGCCGAAGGTGGCCCCGCATTCCTTCACGCACGCCCCCCCACAGAAGCCCCCGATCTTGACGTCTTCCTTCGCCATCGGCAGCTCCTTTCGGCGTCCGTCTGTCCCAGCGCCGGCCGGGAGAGCCTGCCACGGAAGTTTGACCCCCAGAAAGCCCAGGAGCGCCAGATCCACCGCGCGGCGCTCCGCCTGGCGCTGGAGGAAGGGCTCCGATTCGGCGACCGTCACATGCGCGAGGAGATAGGGCACCCTGGCGAGATCGCCCTCACTCAGGAGGACGAGGGCGTCAGTGACCCAGTCTCCTGCGGCGAGTCCATGGTCCTGAACCCGGCCAGGAGCTCGCCCGGCCGGGACAGGACGAAAAAATCCCGGATCACCGGGAGGGCCTCCTGGGGATGGAGGTTCGCTTCCAGCCAGGCTTCCAACTCACGCATCTTGGCCTCGCCGGCCTGCACCTTCTCGGCCTGGGTCTGCCCCTCCTCGATCAGGAGGATCGCCAGGATCGCCGGCAACTGCTCGGCCAGGAGCGCAAAGACCTGGTCCATCCCGAGCGCCTGGAGGTCATAGCCCTTGAGCCGCGCATAAAGCCACCGGACCTGGCCCCAGACGAGCTCGTCCTGATAAAAGGCGCGGTCGGTGATCTGATAGTGTTTCCGTTCCATCATCCTTCCCTTATCGGTGAATGCGGAATGATGAATGATGAATTCGTTCTCTGTTCATCGTTCAGCATTCATACTTCATCGTTCCTTTCTCATTAGGTGAACACGATCGAAATCTCGTCGTCCCCGCCGGCGGCGCTGCGGGCCAGCGCCCCATCCACGGTCAGGGCCGCCAGGCCGTTGCGGTCCGTCTCGCTGATCTTGGTGAAGACGAACTTGGGCGCGGTCACCGTGACGATGTTGCCCGCCGCCCCGGTCAGGGCGAAGGTGAGGTTGCCCGTCGTCCCGGCCTTCCAGCGGCCGTACCAGTCCAGCGAGGCCACCAGCTCCTCTTCCGGATCGATCTGGGCCTTCATGTTGCGCTCGGTGATGAGCGCCGCGATGAACCCGCTGGCCGTGGAGACGTCCTCCCGCATGACGATCGTGTTGCCGGCGTCGATGGAGAGGGCATGGATCTTGGCGGAGAAGGAATGGGCCTGAAAGGCGGCCGACAGGAAGGGCTTGGGGATGGTCGTCTGGACCCCTGAGGGGACCAGGAGGGACACATCCGTCACAGCGCTGTAGAGCCCCTGGAAGGCTAACTCCAGCATGCCGGGCTCGCCGTCCGAGGCGCTCAGCTTCCAATTCCCCCGTCCGCCGGCCAGGAGCTTTTTCAGCCCGTCCCGGTAGACCCCGAGCGTGAGACTGGCCAGGGTCGCGGCGTTGTCCGGCGCATAGGTGACAGAGGTCGCCCCAACGATCGTCTCCTTGAACCCGCAGGCCTTGAGGAATTTACCCCAGGAGGGGGCGGTGCCGGCCGTGCCGGATCCACGGACCTCCAGCTTGCAGGTCACCGTCCCCTTTTGGGTGCCGATGATCGGCTGGAAGGAGGAGAGGGATTGGTCCATGATCTTTCGTTCGAAGACGGAGAAGTCCGGCTCGAACTTGAGATCCATAACCAGATTGTCCGCCTCCGCCCCGGTCAGGGTCTCCGGCGTGCCGACGACCGACTCGATCTTGGCGGCGAGCACCGACCGCCGGGTGCGAATTTCAGCCATAGCTGCCTCCCTTTGTCATTCCCACCCCATTCGTCGTCCCCGCGTAAGCGGGGACCCAGGACTGGATTCCCACGTCCGTGGGAATGACGCCTATTCTGGATGCCCCTGGTCGTCCACGCGAATGGCCGAGCCCCCGGCAATCAAAGCCTTGGCCTCTTGCTCATCCGTTTCAAAGCTCTCCCCGGGCTCGTGCTTCTTGCCGTCCTGGTCCACGTAGTGGCTCGCCGGGACTAATTGAACGCGCGTGGCCATCTTCTCCTCCTTCTCACCCTCCCGCCCCGCCGGCGCCGAGACGCCGGCTTTTCCCGTCGCCTATACCGGAGACGCTGGGTTGTTATCGAGATGCCGATAGTCGATGACGAAATGCCCGACGCTGTTCAAGAGCGCCTTCCCATCCTCCAGCTCGATCGCCGTCCAGTTCGGCGGCTTGGTATCGATGGCCAGCCCGCCGCGGCCGCGATCCTTCATGACGGCTGATTCCACGTCCGCCCGGAAGGCGTTCATCGCCTCATCGCCCGAGCGGGGGTCCGTCGCCGAGTCCTGGACCAGGATCAGGCCCGCATAGACATCCAGCGACCGCCGGGTGAGCGAGCTGGCCCCTTTCAGGGCGTCGTTCTCGGCCGTATCATCCCCCTCCATGAGAATCACGAGCGGCGGATTGGCGGTCTCCTGGCCGGCAGAGAACAAGCGTTGCACGGATTGCACCGTGAGGGAAAACCCGGCCTCTCTGGTGATGCCCTCTAGCGTGGCCTGCAGGTTCTTCATAATCTGCTCACGGATACTCTCCACGTCATGCCGCAAGCCGCTGGATCGCCCCGGCCAACGCCTTGACCCGACGCTCGAAGGCCACCCGGATCCCCCGAGTCAAGGCCTCCTGCGCCTTCCCCAGGATTTCGGGCGTCATCTGATTGAACAGCGCTCGATAGCCGAGACGGGCCGGAATGACCACCGGACGGTTCATGCGGAGGATCACGAACTGCAAGCCGCGGGTGGCGGTGTAGATTTTGAGCTTGGCCTTGGGAAACCGGCTGTGCTGGAACACGTCCACGGGAATTTTCAGAAAGGGCGTGGTAATGGTCGCGCCGAATTCATGGGGAATGAAGCGGCTCGATCCTCGCACCGTCAGCTTCAGATCCTGAAGGCTCTGCCCCGACACCTTCACCTTGAACATCTTGGACTTCGCCAGGGTCGTCCCCAGGCGCCAGTTCAGCCCGGGCCGGCCACTGAGCCGCTCCTTGACCAACCGGCGACGAAAGCGTTTCCCGCCACGATCCAGCTCACTCTTGACGTATTTGTAACAGAGGTCCGGCGCCTCCCGGAGCGCCTGCCTCAGCTCCTCCAGATTGACGGTTCGGATCTGAACGAAGTCGGCCATCAGAGGGTCGCCTCCACATGCCACAGGCCGGCATCGGAATCCCCCAGCACCTTGGTGATCAGCACCTCGCGGGCCTGGGCGTCGTCCAGGCGGACCTTCAGAGTCACCCGGTCCTGCCCGCTCTTGATGGCCGTGACGCCAGCGGGTGCGGCGGCGGCGGTCCACAGCTCGAGCACGTTGCCCCGCATGGGCCGGCCCGAGAGGGGATCGGTCTGCAGGGGCATGCGCTCGACCACCGCCGTGATCGTCCTCGGGGCCTGCCCCTGCGCGGTGTAGGTCACCGACTCGCCGAAGTCGGCCAGGAAGGCGGGCGCATCGGCGGCAAGTTGGGCGGCGAGACTCATCCTCTTCCCTTCGGTCGTCGCTCTCGGCTAGACGATTTTCTTCTTCCCACCGGCCGTCACGCTGGTCAGCGCAGGACCCGTGACGATGGTCCCCACATAGCCGAGGAATCCCCCCACCACCTTCTTCGGATCGACCGCAAGGCTCTGCGTATTGTTGGCCGAGCTGACGGCCGTGAAGGTGGCACCCGTAATGTCCGCCGCCCCGGTCCCGTTGGCATCCGACGCGGATTGCAATTTGCCGGTGATGGATCCGGTCACGGCCCCGATCTGCTGCACGACGAGAATCTCGCCGTCATAGGGGCGCACATCCAACCATTTCCCGGTCCCGCTCGTCGCCGCCGCCGTATTGGCCGCCGAGACCGCATCGATCAGCGAGGTCATGGTCGCCGCGCCTGCTTGATTCATCAACATGCTTATTTCTCCTTTTTCCCGAGCTTCTCCCGAACGGGCGGGGGCTCCGGCTCAATGGGTTTCTCTTCGGGCTCATCGGGGACCGGCTCGACCGCGCCAATCCCCCTGAGATAGGTGACCAGGGCCGTGTCCAGGTCGACGATGTCGCCGGCCACCAGATGCCGATCGACACCGATACAGACTCCGCGGCAGGCGCGGACCTTCATGACAAATTCACCGACACCACGAAGGCCTGCGGGTAGCGGACCAGCACGTCCACCATCCACATAGCCCGAATGCCCACCTGGGCCTGATTGAACCGCGTCCCGCCGGTGTCGGTCGAAAGTTCCAGCACGCCCCACTCACCGATGATGACCTCGTCCCACGACCCGAAGATCAGATTACTGGAGGCCAGTTGTTCGGAGGACATCGCGTTGAACCCGACCAGCGAGCCGTCGAGCATGTTGCCGGTCCAGACCGGCGTATCGGTGCTGGAGAAGCGCTGCACCTGCATCAGCTTCGCGGCCCCGGCGGTATTCGTCACCCATCCTGGATTGCCCCGGATGGCATTCAAGCCTCCCGCCGTGCTGACGAAGGCGAGGATCTTCGCATAGGTGGCGGACGCGGCATCCTGGCCTGACGTGATGCCGGTCGTATTCTTGATCCCCAGCGGCTGGGCCCCGCCGGCCCCGTTGATCACGGCAGCATCGACCCCATCGATGGCGACATCGGCCGCCAGGTCGGCCATGATAAACGACTCGGCCGATGGCGAACTTTGCCGCAGGAGTTGCTCCGAGACATCCGTGATGGCGATACAGGTTTTCGGCGTCATCGACAGTTGCCCGAGCGTCTGATCCGCGGCCGTCACGCTCGCGCCCTCCCCCGCTTGCCAGGTCACCGACGGCTTGCCGGTCTGCCGGGGGAAGGTGACATTGCCTTGCAATCCAGACAGCACCCGCGCGCCCATGGCCATGGCCACCGAGCGATTCCGCAGAATATCGATGAACCCCATGTTCTCGACATTGACCATATAGCCGCCCTTCGCGCCGGGAATGGTGGACATGGCACGGGTAACGGCTTCTGGACTGAGCGGACGCTGGAGCACTTCCGAGGGAATCAGCATGCTCGATGTGTCTCCGCGATTGAGCTTTTTCGCCATCGCGCGCGAGCATTCGATCTCGAAGGCCGCGTCCTGCATCAACTGCGGCTGGCTCCCGCCGAACCGCATCGCGCGGATGGCGCGAAAGAGGCTATAGCGCTGGGTCTCGCTGGAGGACAATCCCAGCGCGGTCGCCTGCAGCGGTTTCTGCTTGCCGCGCTCTTCCATGACGTCGAGAATCTCCTTCGCGACGAGGGTCAGCGGCGCGCCCTCCTCGATCCAGCGCGTCTCCACGCGGCCGTCGATCTTGTTCGATCTGCAGAGGTTGAGGATCGCCAGGCGGCGTTCCTTTTCCGCTTCCACGGCACTCACTTTCGGCTCGGCGGTCGCCACCACCGGGTCCTCTTTCTTCTCAGGCATCGCGTCCTCCCTGGTTGTGGCGCTGGGCGCCGGTTGCTCGGCTCGCACCATGCGAACCTCATACTCCAATTCGCCGCGGCCAATCCCCACGGATGGGTCCGCCGGCACGCTCACGATCGAGACCTCGTAGGGCTCCCAATCGGTGACCGTGAAGGTTTCTAGCTTCTTGTCTTCCTCGATGACGTTGATCCGGTAGGCGATGGAGACGTTTCGGAGCCCGCCGTCGATCATCGCCTGCACTTCCTGGGCGCGCGGCGTGTCGAACAAGGTGGCTTCGACCATGAGGCGCGCCTCCTCGAGGCGGGCCTTGGTCACCATGCCGATCGGGTCGTCGATGTTGTGATTGAAGAGGAGCGGCATGGCCCCGTTCTTCGCCCGGTCCAGCCGGACCGCGCCCTTCTCATGCGAGAGCACCTCGATGCCATACCAGCGATCAACCGGCTCTTCGGAGGAGGCGGGAAAGGTCAAGGTCTGCTTGTCCTTGGCCTGGCGCAGCGTGATCTCCGCATTCTCCAGGAGGCGGCGAAAGAGCGTCTTTTGGGTAAACCGGTCTCCGGTCGGGGTGGGCATCAGCAGGCCCTCCGTAAGAGTTCTTCGGCCTGGGCGACGGTGCCGTCCAAGCCCTTGGCCCCGGCCGTGGGGCCGGCATCGCCGCTGGGATCAGCCGGGCCGACATTCGTCGCCTCGGCCGAGGTGGGCGCGATCTTCGCAGGATCGGTGTCGAACACCAGGCCCTTATCGGCCATCATCTTCAATTCCCGCTCGCGCTCATTCAGCACGTCCTCCAGGTCCCGGCCTGCCCCGGTGATCGCGATGACGTCCGAGACGGTGGTAAAGCCGGAGCGGATGGCCTCCTTGTAGGCCTCCACTTCCTTCGTCGGATCGATCCAGGACCAGCCGCGAGGCTTAAAGCGCACGGCGTTGAATTTCTCCGGATTCTGAGCAAAGTCATTCACCGAGAGACTCTGGATCGCCCCCGAGAGCACGGCCTGCTGCAGCCAGATACGGTGAATCGGCTCGCGGAAGGACCGGATGAACCACGTCTGCAAGACCCGCCAGAGATCGCGATCGTCCAGCAGGGCCAGGCGCGAGGAGGAATAGTTACTCTGCGAATAATCGCGTGAGAGGCTTTCATAGCTCGACCCCGTACCGGCGGCGACCTCCCGGAGCATCATCCGCATGAAGGGATCGAGCTGACTGTTCGGCCGATTGGGCGCAGCGTAGTTGAAGGTCTCGCCGGGATCGAGCCGTTCGACGACGGCGGGCTCCAGCTCAATCTGCTTGGAGCCGTCCGGCTGGGTGTCGCCGAATTGCGAATCGCCCTCCGGGGATTGGATGAAGCCCATGTAACAGGCGGCGGCCCGGGCGGCCGTGATCTCGGCTTCCGTGAGGCCGTCCATGTCGTTCAGCTTGCGGGCGGCGGCGTGCATCCACGGGATGGCCCGTGTCTGCGGCCAGCGTTCGATAATCCGAAGATGGAGGATCTGCTCAGCGGGCACGCGCTCAAGCCTGGCGATCTGCATGGCGGGCAGGCGGATCTCGCCGGGATGAAGGGTACGGATCCAGTAGGCGATCGGGCGGTGGTAGGCATCGGCTTCGATGCCGAGACGCACCTGGGCACCCGTCACGCCTGGACTCGGCTGCCTTTCGTCTTCAATGCGCTCAGCCTCGATCAGCTCCAATGCAAAGGGGATGGCCGATTCTCCGAACCGCTGGGCGTGGAGGCGAATAAAAACTTCCCCCGCCTCGAAGACCTGCCCAATGAGGGCCCTCTCCAGATCGAAGAAGTGCAAGGCCCCCCCGGTATGGCAGGAATCGGCGCGGGCCCAGCGCTCCCAGACCGTTTCGATGTCGTCATTGATCCGGTCGTTCAGCTCCCCGCGCGAGGTCATCACTTGGGCCTGCATGCCGATGCCGGGTCCCACGACGTTGTTCTGGATGATGACCTTGGCGCGTTTCGCATAGGCCGCGTCCCGGACCAGCTCGCGGGACCGTGATCGTGAGGTGCGGAGGCTGGAGGCGAGCTCGCTGTCCTCGCTGGTGACCGACTGCCCCCACCCAGAGGTCAGCCGTGAGGCCTTGGCCATGGCGTACATCCGCGTCTTCATTCGCCGCGGGGGCGCGATCCAGCGTGCGATTGTGTGCCGCCAGCGCTCAAACACGACGGAACCTCACGCCGATGCGCCGGGGATTGATGCCGGTCGTCGCGAGCTGCTCGGCCTGCTGCTCCTTGATCGTTTCCGCCTTGTAGTAGTTCCGCCACTTGATCAGCTCGGTCTTGCTCATCGACACGAGGCGGCGGCCGTGGATTTCATATTCAAGTTGAACCGAGGAAGCGGTCCCTTCATAGGCGGCCTCGAGCGCGTCCAGCATCGTCCTGGCGTGGGAGCGGAAGTCATAGGTGGTGAGCGCGGCGAGATCCGGCAGGATCTCGATCGTCCCCTGGCCCACAGTATAAATTTCGGTGGTTTTCGTGACGCGGGCGATCCATTGGTATTGCCCGACGCCATAGACCGCGGTGACCGCGGCGGCCACGGAGACCAGAAATTTCGCGCCGCTGGCGGCGGCGGTGATTGTGATCTTGGTTTTCGTCGGATGGACGAGCGAATACACGAGCGCCCACCCCCCGTTGGCGGGGTAATCCGGCGACAGGTCCTTCTCCCAGGTCAGGAGATCCCCGGCGCGGAAGGAAAGGGGCTCCGTCGTGGCGAGTGTCATGGCCTCATGGGTCCCTTAAAAACAGAAAAGGCTCCCCCGCGAGATGCAGAGAAGCCTTGGGCAGTGAATCGTCACTGCTCGGCTATTGTAGGCGCTTATTGTGGGTTTGCTAGGTCAGGATGGCAAGGTTTGGCATAGGATGGCAGGCTATATTTACGGGGGAGCTACTTCGGCTGGAATGCTTCCTTGGCGCGCCTGTCAGCCTGGCGCTTTTCAAAGCAGGTCTGGCAAACCGTCCGGCCAAGCTGCGTGGAGGTGAAAAAGACCTCCAGATTCTTCGCGCCGCAGTCGGAGCAGGACTGTGCAGACGATGGAGATTGACCTGCGAGAAATGCGGAGAAGGTGATTTCGATAAAATCTTCCAGGAAATTACGGCTAAAGTTGAATTCCTCGATCTCTCTAAGACGTTTTATCATGGCAGCCATGGGAGAGTTGGTAGGCTTGCGGGTGATCCGCTTCACTTCGCTCATCATCCCTCCGGCGGCGCTAACTCTTCCTCGAATTAAATGGATCGCATAATATCGGTTCTGGCGGAGGATCATCATGGCCATATCGTTCTCCAGGCGGCGGGTCCCCGTGGTCTCGCATAATGTTCATCCCGCACAGGACACACATCCAGTAATAGCCATATTGCAAATCTTGTGTGGACACATCGCCTCGTCGCGTTATCATGCCTCTCCAGCGATGTTGGCAATCAGGTTGCTTATTATGGGATTTATATACATGACTCCCGTTAAGCAAACTTCCTCCGTTTCCGCGCTCGTTTCTTCGCCTTGGGGGTGCGCGGTTTCGGCTTATAAGCCAGTACGACATCGACAATCTTGTCCAGGATCGCTTTGGCCTTCTTCATGCCGTCAACTCCTTGTAGGTCAGGCGAAGGCCGGAAGTCGCTGCTATAAAACTATCCAGCCGTTGGATCGTATGCCGATTTACATTGCCGTCATTCAGGCGGAAGGTGAACTCGTCAACGTACCGCTTCAGGTGCTTGTCGCTGGCATGGTGATAGACACCATGAATACCGCGCTTCAGGACGGCCCACACGCTCTCAATACTGTTCGTACTGACATCGCCTCGGACAAATTCTTTGGCGCTATGGTTGACCGTCTCATGCTCAAAGAACAGGCCACGCAGCGAGTTATAGCCGCCGTGTTCATCGGTGTAAATCTTCGTTCCTGGCTCAATGTGGGAGTAGATCATTTTGTGGATGGTGGGCCGATCCGCGTCGTCAATCGGCATTGCTACCGTCTTGCCGCCTCGTTCTCTGATGCCCAGGACGGCAGACTTGCCTACCGATCCGCGCCCTTGCCTGAGCTTCTTATATTCGTGTTTATTGCCTTCTTTCCCACCAATGTAGGTTTCGTCTACTTCCACGATCCCGCGCAACATTTCCAACTTGTTCCCGCACGCCTCCCGGAGTCGTTGCAACAGGAACCAGGCCGACTTCTGC